AAAACACAAACACGTATTTCGGCAAGTAGCAACCAAACGAGCATAGGTGGTTTAGGTGTTCAAACGTTGTTGAGTGCAAGTATCTCAAGTAGTGGAATAGGTACACCTATAGATGGAGTAGAGTCGGCAGACTTTAGAATAACTCAAACAGGTGATTTTAGGATAACACAATCAGGGAACTTTAGAATAATTAACTAATGCCAAACGAGAAAATAACGGAAATGTCACCAATATTAGCAGCCAACTTAGTTGATGCTGATGTTGTAGAGATAGTTGATATTTCGGCTAATGGTGGGGCAGGGACGAACTTTAAAATAACAGTTGGTGAATTAAGGACGTTAATTACAAACGCTTTAATAATAGGTACAGATGTACAATCATGGGCAGCGGTATTAGATGCGACTACAGCATCGTATACAACTGCGTTAGATACAAAATTAGGTACTATTGAGACAAGTGCAGATGTTACGGATGCAGATAATGTAAATTCGTCAGGGGCGGTCATGGAGAGTGATTTTACTTCCGCTCGTTCAATATTAGTTCAACAATCAGGAACTGGAAGCCCTGAAGTTCTTAGTATAGCGACCAACACAATAGTTGGTCGTATAACAGGTGGCGGTTCTGAAATAGATGATCTTAGCCCAAGCCAAGTTAGACTACTTTTAAACGTTGAGGATGGCGCAGATGTAACTGACACAACGAATGTCACTAACGCAGGAGCGTTGATGGACTCTGAAGTAACTAACTTAGATGAAGTTAAAGCATTTGATTCAACGGATTATGCAGCAGCATTAGGTGCCGATGACAATTACGTTACAGATGCGGAGAAAATAGTAATAGGTAACACAAGCGGAACTAACACAGGTGACCAAGACATATCAGGTAAGCAAGATATTTTATCTGAGGGTGCATTTGTAGATGGAGATAAGACCAAATTAGATGGAATAGAGACAGGAGCAGACGTAACTGATGCAACCAATGTCGCAGCCACAGGAGCGGTTATTCCAACAGGAACACCTGATGGGACTAAGTTTTTGCGAGATGATGAGGTTTGGACTACCATTCCTGGTGGTGGTGATGCTTTGACGACAAGTCCTTTGTCGCAATTCGCATCAACAACATCTTTGCAGTTATTAGGAGTCATATCTGACGAAACAGGAACAGGCGCTTTAGTTTTTGGCACATCGCCAACACTTGTGACACCGAACTTAGGTACACCAAGTGTGTTGATAGGTACTAATATCACGGGTACGGCAGCAGGGTTAACAGTTGGAGCAACTACAGGAGTTGAGGCAGGTGCGGATGTTACAGATACTGAAAATGTAACGGCGGCAGGTGCATTAATGGATTCTGAGGTTGTTAATTTAGCACAAGTCAAAGCATTTGACTCTACTGATTACGCAGCGGCTTTAGGGGTGGATGATAATTACGTCACCGATGCAGAAAAAATAGTAATCGGCAACACGAGTGGAACAAATACTGGAGACCAAGATATATCGGGTAAACAAAATATATTAGCAGAAGGGGCTTTTGTTGATGGTGACAAGACTAAATTAGATGGAATAGAGACAGGAGCAGACGTAACCGATGCAACAAATGTCGCAGCCACAGGAGCNGTNATNCCAACAGGAACNCCTGATGGGACTAAGTTTTTGCGAGATGATGAGGTTTGGACTACTATTCCTGGTGGTGGTGATGCTTTAACATCAAATCCATTGTCTCAATTTGCCGCAACAACTTCAGCGCAGTTGTTAGGGGTTATGTCTGATGAAACAGGAACAGGTGCATTAGTATTTGCTACTTCACCAACACTTGTTACACCAAACTTAGGAACACCGACCACATTGGTTGGCACGAACATTACAGGTACGGCAGCAGGATTAACTGTGGGAGCGACTACAGGAGTTGAAGCAGGCGCAGACGTTACAGATACGGCTAACGTAACCGCAGCAGGAGCGTTGATGGATAGCGAAGTCACGAACCTTGCACAAGTTAAAGCGTTTGACTCAGCAGATTACGCAACGGCTGCACAAGGCACAAAGGCAGACGATGCACTTCCAACAACAGGAGGAACTTTAACAGGCGATTTAACGATAGTTGACACAACTAGCGGTAGTGCAGCAGGGCCAGAGTTGACACTAACAAGAGATATTACAGGGGTAGATGGCAACTATCTTGGGCAATTGAGATTTCTTGGCAACAATGATCTTGACCAAAGCAATGTATACGCTAAGATTACTGCCAAGATATCAGATGCTACAGATACGACAGAGGATGGCTTGATTGAATTTGCTTTAAGAAAAGATGGAAGTAATGCGATAGTCGGTAGGTTAACAAGCACAGACTTAAAGTTAATCAATGGCACAGGATTAGAAGTAGATGGCNATATTTTAGCAAGTGGTACAGTAGATGGTAGAGATATAGCCACAGATGGCACAAAGTTAGATACAATAGCTACTAACGCAGATGTGACAGATAGTACATCGGTAACGGCAGCAGGAGCGTTGATGGACTCTGAATTAACATCTATAGCGGATGTGAAAGCATTAAACCAAAGTTTGGTAAGTGGGGCAGCACCTGTATTAGATGCAACAAACTTCACGAATTTACCTGCATCAGGTTCACCTACTCAAGACACAACCGCAGCCACATCTGTTTTGGTGATGGACAATTCTTCGGGCAATTACTATACGGGAACATCGGGTGCGGCAAAAACATTAACTACATACACTACATCGACTAATTCACTTGGGGGCTTTGCCCAAGTATTAATTAATACAACTTCGCAGCCAACAGTAACAGGTGGCACGTTAATAACAGGAGCGACTTGGGAGATCAGTACAAATATGTATATGATTGTAACATATAATGGGACTAGAATTGAATACTTTTTCTTAGAAATATGAACGACATAACTCTACATAGATTAAGACAGACTCAAGCACCTAATGCGACAAGTGTTAGTGGTGACAATACGTTGCCTATTGATTTGACTTCTTATTGGGAATTAGAGGCGGAAAGTGGTGAAAGGTTTGATGTTAATAATTTAGCTGAAAATGATTTAACCGATAATAATTCTGTGGGTTTTACAGCTAGTGGTATACAAGGAAATGCTGCGGATTTTGAGCAAACCAATAATGAATATTTATCGATTACTTCAGGGGATCAAGTTGATATTAGTGGAGGTGAAGTATTTAGCATTTCATGTTGGGTTAAAGCTGAAAGTTTTAGCGCAACCTATCCAGTTGTATTCTCACAATGGGATGAGGGTGGTGCTAACAACAATAGAGTTTATGCATTAGCCATAGTGGCAGGGAAGTTCTATTGGTATGTCAGTAGTGGGTTGGCTTTTGATAATTTAGCGTCAACCATTACACCAGCAACTGCGACATGGTATCACATAGTATGTACTTACGAGAATAAGACGAATGGCATAAAGATGTACATCAATGGGTCTTTAGAAAATAGTAGAAGTCCCACAAATGTCACCACCGTAAAAGTAGGCAGTTTGGCAAATATCAGGATGGGATCTGCCGACAAATTTGCAGGACTCACGGGAACATCGATAGCTTGGGATGGATTAATAGATGAAGTTGGTTATTGGAGCAAGGTATTATCGGCCACAGATGTTAAAAAATTATATAATAGTGGTTCAGGAATACCTTATTTTCCATCGATTGTAGATACTAACTTAACTGCGTGGTTGGATTGTGGGAGAGGATATTCTTACCCAAAAACAGGTTCAACTTGGAATGATATTAGTGGAAATTCAAATGACATGACTTTAACAAGTTCTCCTACTTACGATACAGCTGATTTAGGTTCTTTAAATTTTAATGGGACTTCATCATATGTTTCACAATCTGGATATCCTGCTACTGATGAAGAAACTATAATAGTTTGGGGAAAGTCAGACACAGCAACATGGAACGTATCAGGTTGGTTAAGTTCTCAAAGGAGTGGAAATGGTCATGTAATACATCCAACAGCAGGAACTAAAAACGTAAGTTTCTTTTTAGCAAATTCATCAGGTGGGTTTACTAATATTGGCACTGAAACAATTACGGATATTACAATTCCTCATTGTTATGCTTATACTACAAATGGTAGCAATAGTCATAAAGTATATGTAGATGGAGTTGAAGTAGCAACTTCAACCGCAACGATTACAAGAGGTGCTACACCTATAACTGGAAGTTGGTTTTCAGGTAAAGATGATACTGGAACAAGATATGGAGATGGCAATACTTATGTTTTAATGAGATATGATAGGGAATTAACTGCTGATGAGATTTTACAAAATTACAATTCAGTTAATATAAGATTTTAAAGTGATGATTGAAGATTATATAGTACCTTTTATATCAGCAATTAGTGGTGGTTCAGCAATACCTTACAGTTAATGAAAGAGAACAACTACAAATACATTTTAAATGCGAATGGTAAGGCACTAAAAGGGGTCAATATACTTGGTCATGAAATAACATTGATGTCTTCGGGTACAGATATAGTTGAGTGTTTGGAATTAGCACAATGTTATATAAATGTACTAAATGACTCAAATGAAGTAGATGAACTTATTGAGTATGTTTTGAAAGGTGGGCAAGTTATATTAAATATATCTGATGGTAATATTGAATATTGGAATGGTATTCTTATAGATGAAAACTTGGAGTTAGCAGACGATAAAAAACCCTACCAATTGACTATGATGTCAAAAGATGGGATACGTGGATTAAACAACAAACTAAAGTAATGAAGATATTTGGTTTTGACATAAAGAGAGCGGATAAACGAAGCATTGGGGCTAACCCATACTACGATTTTGCTCATGGTTTGGGATTCAGTTCAAGTGGTGTCAATACCGAAAGTGTTAGTGGGATTGCCTCATGGTGGAGAGGTACGCAAGTACTATCAAATATTGTGGCAGGGTTGCCAAAGCATTTGATTAAAATGGACTCGGAAGATAGAGAGTCGGTTTATGATATGCCATCTGTACCTATAATTACAGATATGGTTAATGACAACTTAGATTCCTACGCATGGCATGACTACATTATGCAGTCTGTGTTAAATTACGGTAACGGTTATTCTATTATACATAGAGATTCAAATAATAATCCGACACATTTAACACCAATACACCCCGATAAAGTTAAAATAAAGGTCTATGGCAATGCAGTTGTCTATGAGATAGATGACACAATAGAGGTGCTTTATGAGGATATGTATCACATTAAAGGCTTGAGCCACGATGCGTACATGGGTGTTAATCCAATAAGGGCACACGCAGTTAGTTTAGGGGCTACTGTTTCCGCTCAAGAGTATGGCAAGAATAGCTACGACAAAGGGTTTTTGTCAAATGGTTATCTAAAAGTAGATGGTAGCTTGACTTTAGAGGTAAAGAAGTCTTTAAAAGAAAGTTGGGGTAGAAGTAATTCAGGCGCATCCAATATGGGAACACCCGTGTTAGATGCAGGGCAAGAGTATGTGCCCATTATGATGTCTAACCAAGATGCTCAATACATAGAGTCAAGAAGGTTTCAGAAGAGCGAAATAGCAACGATATTGGGCATACCTACTCACTTAATAAATGAGATGGGAGATGCTAAGTATAATAACGTTGAGAACACCAACACACAGTTTGTTCAATACACGATAATGAGTTACGTACATAAGTTTGAGGCAGAGAATAAGAAGTTGGTCAGAACCGATCAACGTAACACCTACAAATGGAGGTATAACGTCAATGGTTTGATGAGAGGGGATATGGCAACACGTTCTGCGTTCTATGCCCAAGGCATACAAAACAGTTGGTTGAAGCCGAATGAGGCACGTAACTACGAGGACTTACCAGGAGGTATAGATGATTACATGATAAGCACAAACAATCAAATACCTTACGAAAATTTAGATACAGTTTTAGATAAAAATAAAGGAATAGAAAATGAATAATCAAGAACGGAGAACCTTAGAGGGTTCTATAGAAATCCGAATGAATGAGGATGGCGAGGAGAGCCGTACAATAGAAGGCTATGGTGCAGTTTTTAACCGATGGTCACACAACTTAGGGTGGTTTAAAGAGAAGATGGAGCGCAGTTCGTTTGACAACGTAGATATGTCGAACGTGATAGCAACATTCAACCACAACTTCGACAACGTTTTAGCGAGAGCAGATAGCGACACATTGAAGTTGGAAGTGGACGAAAGAGGGCTAAAATATAGCTTTGAAGCACCTAAAACAACGGCAGGGAATGACTTGTTAGAAAATGTTAGGAATGGCAACGTCAAAGGGTCAAGTTTTATGTTCACAGTAGCCAAGAATGGCTCAACGTGGACAGAAGGCGAAGATGTAGATGAGCGTGTTATCACACAAGTTGATAGGCTTATTGAACTTGGGCCAGTAACGACACCTGCATATCCCGACACCTCGGTTGCAAAGCGTGACTTAGAAAACATTAAAGAAGAAAAAAAGCCTAAGATGGTTAGTGTCTTAGACAAAGAACTTAAATATAAACATTTACGAAGTAAAATATGAAATCAAGTAAACAATTAAGAGAAGATCGCGGTCTAGTTGATGGCGAAATTCTTACACTTAGAAATAAGTACGAGGGTACAGAAATGACCCAAGAAGATGCGACAAAATTCGATGAATTAATCGAAAGAATGGAAGCATTAGGAAACGAAATTGAGTCAACTGAAAAGCGTGAGAGTGCTACATTAGCAGCAGCAAAACGTGCAGGTGGTTCGGTTCAATCGACAAACAAAGAAGAGAAGCAACTTTCTGAGTCATTTGACATGGCTAAAGCGGTTCGTTCATTGACAAGCAATGGTCAATTAAACGGAGCAGAGAAAGAGATGATTCAAGAGGGAATCAACGAAGCCCGAAATGCAGGTATTGAGTCAGGTGGAATGCGTATCGTTATCCCATCTAAATTCATGGAAAAAAGAACGGACATCGACCAAGCTACTTCGGCTATTCAGCCTGTAACAGTTGGAGCGTATAGCGATGCACTTCGTGAGAATGCAGTTTATGCAAATATTCCAGGAATCAATGTGTACAACGGTTTAATGGGTGACATGAAGTTACCTGTGACGGCTAAGCAAACTTTATCATGGTCTACTTCTGAGAATAGCAGCGCAGCGGACGGTGGAGCAAACTTCACAAAAGACACTCTTGCGCCAGTGAGATTGACAGGTTATGTTGATGTATCTAACCGAGTTTTAGCGCAAAATGGTAATGCAGCTATGAATGCAGTAATGACAGACTTGGGACGTTCAGAAGCAGAATTGATTAATACTGCAATGTTCTCAACTGCAAGTGTAACAAATGCACCTGCATCGTTAGCGGCAACTTCAGGAGTATTGACATTCACAGAAGCAGCGACATACGCTTACGGTACTTCGGTAGCTAAAGATTACTTAGCGGCTTTGAAAACGGTTGCAAACGATCATGGATTGACAGGTAACCACTCTTATGTTGGTTCAACTGAGTTAATCGCTGATATTTTAGCAGGTGTTAATGTAGCAGGTATTTCTCCAACAGTAACAAGCGGTGGATATAACCAATACACAATTAACGGAATGAATGCATTCTTTAGCACAGGAAACACAAAGGTAGCAGGTACTTCAGGAGATGCAATCTTTGGAGACTTCTCAAGAGTTCATTTTGGACGTTGGGGCGGTCTAAACATCTTGGTAGACCCTTACACAGTAGCAGGTAATGACCAAGTAAGACTGGTTGTAAACTCTAACGTGGATTGGTCATTAGTGCAAGGTGCTGCATTTACTAAGTTTACTTCACTTACAGCCTAATGAAAATTAAAGCTATAAACGCTTTGTTTCAGTTTGGTATCAATGCCTATAAGCACCAAGAGGTAGAGGTATCTGACAAGGTTGGCGAAGAACTTATTGGTAAGGGATTTGCAACAGAAGTAAAAGCAATAAAAAAGAAAAAGTGAGTTAGTGATGGTTGGGGGAGTGTTTCGGCATGAACCCAACCTTTTTTTAAGAGTATGAGAGTAATAAGAACACAAAAACCAAGCGGAACGGCAGTCCCATTACAGATAGTAAAGGAGCATTTGAGAGTCAATGGATACGATGAGGAAAATGGACTCATTGAGACATACATCAATGCTGCGGTGGACTTTATTGCACAAGAAACTTGGCGATACGTGCAGAGTGCATCTTATACTGCATACTTAGATAAATGGCAAACAGATTTAGTTATTAAGCGAAACCCAATTACTGAGATAACATCGATTAAATACTACGATATAGATGGTAATTTACAGACCATGGTAGAAGATACTGATTACTATGTTAGCTTAAATGGGAATTTTGCACGGATTCATTTTGAGAATACACCATCTTTGAGAGACAACCCTTATGACAATATAGAGGTGGCTTTTAAATGTGGGTACTTAGATTACTACAAGGTAGATGACTCTATTCTACAGTTGGTCAACATACTTGTGGCAGATTTCTTCAATACAAGAAACTCAATGACATTGGGTGTGAATGTACACGAAGTAGTTATTCCAAACTCAGCAAGAGCCATTATCAGAAACATAACACTAAGAGACTTTGCACAATGATGGATAGAGGTTTATATCCACACTACGTAACTGTTAAGTCAGTAACTAACACCAAAGATGATATTGGTGGTAACACAATTAGCTACACAGAGTTAGCAAAGGTATATATGTCTAAAAGAGATATGTCAGGTAGAGAGGGTATGGAGCAGTTGAGAGACACGGCTACAACCACAACTATCTTTAAGACTGCATACTACATATCGGGTTTAACCCAAGATCACGTATTAGAATTGAACTCAGTTCAGTACGACATAATGATTATAAAGGAATTAGGATTCAGAGAATCACAAGAGATAACTTGTACGGCTAAGTATTAATGGAGATAGAGATAGAGGGTATAGAAGACGTTTTGTGGTCACTTAAAGAGCTGGATGACTCTTTGAAGCGACAAGAGATGTTGAAGATATTTAGAAGACAAATACACCCTGCAACTAAGGCTTTAAAGGAGAATGCGCCAATAATAAAACCCAATGCAAAGGGTGCGCAGCGAACCATTACTTACCATAGAGATAACTCCATTAAGTTTAAGCCTGGAAACTTAAAGCGAAGTATAAAGAAGTTCACAGGAAAGAGTAGAAATTTCCCTGCGGTTTTCACAGGGGCGCAAGTAAAGAAGGCGGTAGGTTCGGGGTACTATGGATACTTTGTACAAAAGGGTACAAGAAGAATAAAGGATGGAAGAAACGACTATGTAGAGAAGGCATTCTCACAAGTAAGTGGGACAATATCCTCCTCAACGACAGATGCCGTTAGTAAGTATATAAAGAAGAACGCAACAAGATTGGGATTTGAAGTAAGATGATAATAGAACAAGCAGTATATAGTATATTAAGTGGGAACACGGACTTGACAGATGTCTTACCAGCTACAAGTATGTTCGCAGGTAATGCACCTCAAGATACACCCAACCCATGCCTGATTTACTCAAGGTCATACACTTCACCCGATAACACAAAGGGGTTGGAGTTTTGGCAAATATGCAATTTTGAAGTTGACATATTTGCAAGTAAATATAAAGAGGCAGCTACTATAGCTGACTTAGTGAAGGCTGCTTTGAACAGAAGCAAGGGAGTTTTTACAGGTTTCAATATAGATGAGACTTTGTTTGATGGAGAGGATTATAGAGGGTACATACCTGACCATAATAGTCACCATGTATCACAAGGATATGTTATAACGATTAAGAACACATAAATGATAATTAGATTAACTAAAAACCACAAGACCGCACAAGGCAGAGTGCTAAAGGCAGGTCGGGTAATTGAGACTTCAAGGGGTCACGGTTATAAGGATTTTGAAGTCTTGGCAGAAGATGGACATTTTGGTAGTCCACAGAACTCAGGATTGAAGGCGAAGTTAGCTGCCGAATTAAATGCTAACAAAGAAAACAAAACAATAAAAACAACAACAAAATTAGAAAAAGATGGCAGCAAGTAGTGGAGTAATTAATGGAAATACCATTGGGCTATACATAGGTACAGACCTTATAGCACTTGGTAGAAGTAGTGATTTTTCAATTGAAATGAGTTCAATTGATGTAACAACTAAAGATAGTTCGGGAGCAACGGAGATTATTCCTGGACTTAGAAGTAACAGTTTTAATGCTGAGTTCTTGTTTGATAATGATTCAACACAAGGGTATGAGCAGATTTACGATGCATGGTTAGCAGGTACGGTTTTGACTGTAGTTGACCAATCAGGAACAACAGGTGATGTGAAGTACACATCTTCTGCGTATGTAACATCGGCAACGAAGAGTAACCCATCGAATGATGTGGTATCGGTATCAGTATCATTCCAATCAACAGGTGATCCAACTAAAGCGACTATAGCATAATCATGAGAAACATCACTATAAACGGTAAGAAATTACCATTCAGATTAAGCTACAGAGCATTAAAGGGTTCTTTAGCAGAGACGGGGTTATCTATACATACTATGGATAACTTAGATTTTTCACACTTAGCTATCTTTGGCAAAAATGGTGTAAACGCAGGTTATAAATTTAGCGATAGCAAAGACTCTATTTCATTAGAGGATTTGGAAGATTTGCTTGATGATGACTTTTCGGGTTTGAACACTATTGGAGATGCGATAGCAGAGGAGATGAAAATCATTAACGGTGAAGAATCCGAAAGTTCCGATACCGAAAAAAAGTAGATTATTGGGATTCCCTTGTACGTAGCGCAGCGTATTGGGGAATCTCAAATTACTACGACCTAACTCCAAGAGAGTTTGGGCTAACTGTCGATGGGATGTTGACAAGGTCTGAACAAGGTAGCAGAGAGAGTTGGGAGCAACACCGATTCGTGAGTTGGTGGTCTACAAGCAATGAAGTGCGCAAACAACTAAAAAAACCAATGGATTTGGTTAAGTTTAGTTGGGAGAAGAGTACTACAGTCGAAGACATATTGACTGAGAACAAAAAAATTATGGAGAAATACCCAAAGGGCAAGTTAAAGTTTATAGATGGCTAACAAGAAGAATACCATAAACATAAAGATAGGTGCAAGTTCAAAGCAGTTTACATCTGAGATAAAAAAGGTTCAACGCACTTTGCGTAAGCAAGGTAGGAAGTTGAAACGATTAGGTACATCTATGAGTAAGTCTCTAACCCTACCATTGGTGGGTGTTGGATTAGCTGCTACAAAGACAACCGCTGAGTTTGAACAAGCGATGGCTAAAGTGAAGGCTATCTCAGGTGCTACGGGTAAGCAGTTTGAGATGCTTAATCAGAATGCACTTGATTTGGGTCGAACCACGAGGTACACGGCATCGCAAGTGGCATCTTTGCAATTGAATCTATCGAAGTTAGGATTCGACCCTACTGAGATAAAGGCAGCTACGGCATCTATATTAGACTTGGCTTTAGCCACGGGTGAAGACTTGTCAGATTCAGCTACAACTGTTGCAGCTACGATAAAGGGCTTTAACTTAACTGCTCAAGATTCGGGTCACGTAGCCGATGTTATGGCGAAATCGTTTTCAAGTAGTGCATTAGACTTACACAAGTTTAGTACTGCTATGGCGGTGGTTGCGCCCGTAGCGAACAAAGCTAACGTATCATTAGAGGAGGCAGCAGCTATATTGGGTACACTTACAGATAGGGGTGTCGATGCAGGTACTTCGGGTGTGTCATTGAGGAACATATACCTTGACTTAGCTGAGAATGGGTTGAGTTGGGCAGATGCAATGAAGCAGCTAAAATCAAGCAGCGACCCATTGGCTTTATCTATGGAACTGTTTGGTAAGCGTGGTGCAACAGTTGCCACAATTATAGCTGACAACATAGATGAGATAGATAAGATGACCCAAAGTTTAGCGAACTCAGATGGAGCAGCTACTGCTATGGCTAAGATAATGGATAACACTCTTAATGGAGCATTGTTGAGAATGAAGTCGGCTATAGAGGGTGTTGCAATAGATATTGGCACGGCTTTGACTCCAATGATAAAGAGACTTACTGAGCGAATTATAAAGTTATCAGATTGGTTTGTGAACCTTAGTGATGGGTCTAAAAGACTTATAGGTATGGTAGCAGGGTTACTCACAGTGGCTGGGCCGCTACTGTTACTGTTGGGTCAAATGAAAATAGCTGCTGCTGCGTTAACACCTGTTATTATGTCGTTAGGTGGGTCTATGACGTTTATGCTCGGCCCAGTTGGATTGGTAATCGCAGGTTTGACGGCTTTAGGGGTTGTTATATACAAGATAGTAAAAGCGAATCAAAAATATAGCGCAGTATCGAAGGATGTGATATCTAATATCCATGCAGAGAGAACGGGTATGAATGCGATGTTTACAGTCTTAAAAACAACGACAGAAGGAACAGATGCGAGAAAAAGGGCTATAGATGAATTAAACACAAGATACGGAGATTACCTACCAAATCAACTTTCCGAAAAAGACAACTTAGAAGATATTGAGACTGCACAAAAGGCAGCGAATGCTCAATTACTACAGAGTATAGTATTAAAATCTAAGGCAACAGATATTGAGAAGCAAGGCGCACTTGCAATAGAGAAGACAAGGGAGGAGATGGAGAATCTTCGTGAAGAGTCTGAGAAATTAAAAACACAAGGGTCGGGTTTTACGTCAAAGGTTTCAGAAGAACAAGCGAAAGCGTTTGAGGTGGGTGTAGCATCGATATTGAGCCAACCTTGGGACACAAGCAATACTGAGGCTTATAAGAGTAGTTTAGAGAGTATTAGGTTTGAGGTCGAAAACTTAAAAGGTGAATTGGGAGTAGGAGGTGGCTCTTACAGAAATATGGATAACGCCATATTAGGATTATTTAATGTTGGGGTTGATCACCACAACAATATGATTGAAATAAATACCGAGTACAAAAAGATGGCGAAGCTACTTGGTGTGAACATAAATCAAGTCAAGAAATTGTCAGATGGGAAAGAGACAACTATTGAAACGGGTGGATACAAACCTGGAGGTAAGGAAGACGAAGAGAGAAAATTAGCCGAGCAACGCTTAAAGTGGGAAGACCAATTGGAGCGTATGCGTATTGAGAATAACTTCAAAGGGACAGAAAGACTCCTAAAAATAGCCGATTTAGAATCTAAGATAAGAAAAAGAGGATATGCAGAAGTCGTAGACGATGCTACACGAAAGAAATTAATAAAGCAAGAGGAGGTTAGATTAGACCAGCAGCTAACCCAAATACTGCTTGATAATAACGCAAAGTTAAAAGAGGAGTCATTCGACCAAGAGATGGCTGACTTGGAGAAACTTTACGATGAAAAAGAGACCAAAGCACTTCAAAATGCCAAAACCGAAGAGGGGTATGATGCTGAAAGTTTAAAGAATACTCGTGCTTACTTAGCTGACAAACTTGAAATATATGAGAGGTATGGCGAAAATGTATCAGCTATACAATTAGCCATCGCCCAATTAGATTACGATACTACAACGGGGATGACTGAGAATTTGACAGATGCAGAGCAGAGGATGAAAGACACTATGGCAAGTATTTCAAGTTTAATTCAAAGTTTCGTAACCGACCAAGTAATTGGGTTGATAGATGCAATCGGTCAAGAGTTAAACGGAAGTACTCAGGCTATCGATAGATGGGCAGATAATATATTGAAGAGTTTCGGTGAATTTATAAGCAAATTGGGAGCAATGATGATGGCTTATGGCACGGCTAAGTTGGTTATAGGAAAAGGTGCGCCTGGCCCTGCCATGATAGCAGCAGGTGCGGTTATGGTTGGATTAGGTGGTGCAATCAAGCAGCACATCAAAAGAAAAGAAGAGAAGGCTTTGGAGGCAAATGGCGGTGGCGGTTTAGATGGTGGATACTCAAGTCAATTGAATAGCAGCAACAATTATGGTAGTGGTCAGAACGTTGTTGTCTTAGAAACAGTTGTGTATGGCAACGACATTTTATTAAGCAGCAACAGACAACACAATACAGTAGAAAGAACAAGACGTAAATAATGGGAGTACAACTATCAAGCGAATTTTACTCAGACAATGGCGGTAGCTACGATATTGAGATTTACAACGAATCTTTTGGTGGCACAACGAAAGCGGTTATAACCAATGATTTGAAAATCAGTTACGAATCACAAGGCGATACGATAATGGAAGCCTTGAAAGCAAGTAGATGCAGTTTTACGCTTGTAAATGATAGCGCAGAGGTTGACACGTTCATTGCTAACCTTGTCGCAGGTAATGAAGATCAATTTAAGTTAGTAGTTAAAAAGCAAAATAACTTAGAGTGGTGTGGCGTTATCTTGGTTGACCAAGTTAGTTGGGAAGATATGCCGAAGCCAAGACTATTAACCATTACGGCAATAGATGGTATTGGTAGACTTGCGGACATTGAATTTGATTTTGCGACAACAGATTTAAACCCAGCACAAAGTACGATGTTGGATTACATCTTTGAGGCATTGGAATATAACGACCTTAGTCAATATTGGGGAGGTACAGATGCTTACTTTAAGGAGTCATGCGAGTTCTATGACACGCAGATAACAGTAACTGGCACAAGTGTCAGCCCACTTTTAAAGACACGATGCGATAGATATTTATTTGTTACAGATGAAGTAATAGGAGAAAGAAATATATCAAGAACACACGCAGGTGGAACTACAAGTATAACAGTACCTGAGTACAGACCTTATACGTGTGCAGAGGTTATCAATAGCATACTAACTATATTTAGTTGTAGGATGTTTATGTCGGGAGGTAGTTACTACATTCAGCAAGTGCGAAATTTTAGTACATCAAGTTACAACGAAAGAAGTATATCTAAAACTTTGAGCGTTCTAAGTTATCAAACGGTGAGTCCAAGACAGACAGAGGGTTCGCAATGGCAGAGATTAGGTGACTGCCGATGGACGTATTTAACACCTTTACAAGAAATTCGATTAGATAGTGTTCCAAGAGCATCTATAGCGCAGTCAGGCGGTGGCATAATTGACTTAACAACATCTACAAGTCCCATGTCCCAAGATGTTGAGTTGGGTACACTAAAAGGTGGTACAGGTAGTGGCAATACGCTAAATATAGAATTAAGATTAATGCTATCTGACTTCCAACAGTTTACGGGGAGTACAGTTGATATAAAGATGACATTGGAAGCAGGTTCGTATAGGTTAAAATCTGATGCAGCCACTCCCGATATTGTAGAGTGGACAAGTGGCACACCTACAGATGTGGTATCAAGAACAGTAGATTTAACAACTTTATATCGAACAGGCTTGATGTACATAAGAGTTTTGACACCTGAGTTTCCCGTATCAATTCAAACGGGATGCACATTAGATGTGGAGTACACATCTAACTTTGGGGTGTTTGACAACATGGTATCTATACATCCAATAAACATCACACTACTTACAGATAATGAAATAATACAAGAATCGCAGTTTAAGGTAATAAACCCAAGAACACAAAATAGTAAAACTGTTGATTACGGCACACCGAGGTTAAGTGATATATCACAAGGTTTTAGTAGTAAAAATACTTTTGAAGTAAACAGCACGGGTACAACATGGGTTTTTAGTGAAGTGTGGGATGCAGGGTATACAACAGATGTAGAATTAACTAAAACGCTTTGTTTGGAAACAATGAGTCTACAAGACAGACCTATACCTGTTTTGCAAGGTACTATCAAAGTACCCGAATCATTAGTAGTTGGCACTCCACAAATGCCAAGATTTAACGAGGTTTATTACTATGATTCAGATACGTACTTCTTTAATGGCGGTACGTTAGATTGCCGTACCGATGAGTTTAACGGAGAATGGATTCAGTTCGTCCAACACAAGAGCGCATTATCAGTAGAGGCAGAAGATGGAGATGGTTATGTATATCGTGGAAATGATAAGATAGGGCTACCTAAAAAGAATGTGTACGATAAAGATAAGTGGACGAGGGATTACGTCCTAATCAATGAACTTGGCACTATTGATACAAATTCCACAGGGACAACCACAAGTCTATCGATAGATGCACTTGGTAAGGCTATATTTAATGGTGATAATCTTGCCATATTACACCCCGTAAATCTAAGGACTATAGGTACAGTTGTGGTGAATGGTGACCAACCAACACCTGCGACCTCTATAACTATTGATTCGCAAGACATAGATGTGTTGGCAGGTTATATTGTGGCGCAAAAAATGACCGACCTAATAGAAACAGGTAAGGGTAGATTTGACCAATTGGTAACATCGAATACTACTTCTCCTGCGAGTGGTGGATTTGGAGATGGTGGTAATGAGATAAGAAATCCTGGAGATGGGTTTTTGTACTACACAGATGGAAGTACTACATGGCAAATAGAGGGCAATATAGTAACATAATGAGTGACGAGAGAAAACATTTTAAACCTTGGTGGATACCTGAAACTCCCGAACACAAAAAGAGAGTAGCAGATCCAATGAGAGCTGCCGATATAAAGTATCTACAATCTAAGTATTGGAGAGGAATTAGGAGGCAAATATTAGAAAGAGATATGTATCTTTGTAAAGAATGCGAGAGAATGGGTTTGACTAATGAGGGAAACCAAGTTGACCATATACACGCAAGAAAAGATAACGCTAACTATGAGAAGTACAACGAAGATTTGGATAACCTACAAACTCTTTGTCGCTCATGTCACGCAACTAAAACAATAAAAGAGCGTAACGCAAGAAAATGAAAACAACTTTAACCACTATTTTATTAATAGCATCTGTATGGTGTTACGGACAATCGCACGATGACTGTCCACTTACGGCTATTGTGAATGATAGCCAAATTATTTTAACCTACGACACAACATTTGACTTGTCAGGCATTGACAATGTGAATATCCATGTTAGGAAGAAAAAGTATAATGATATGCCTTTGGATAGCTTGGTTGGCCAGACGTTGTATTTTAGCAACACGAAAGGTGTAGATAGCACGATGGTTGCCACGAAAATAGATATCAAATGTGGAAGACATACCGAATACCATTGCCATGAAGATATACCATTGCCAGTTACATGGTTGGGTTTTTCAGCCAACGTCAAGGGACAAGAAATAGTGGTCAAATGGTCAACGGCAATGGAGTTAGACAATGATAAATTCATCATCGAAAAGTACTTCGCACATGGTTGGGATTCAGTCGGCTCAATGAAAGGTCGTGGGACTACTTGGGTTACTACAATTTATGAGTTTTGGGATAACCAACCACTTGACGGTGCGAATATTTATCGCATCAAACAAGTAGACTACAACGGTAACTTTGAATACAGTAAATGGTTTAAGGCTAATTACACAGTTGAGATGGTAGAAGATAAGTTAAAGGGTTACAACATAATAGGACAAAGGAAGTGAAGAAAGCAGGGATATTTGCAGGTGGCGCAGCATGGGGCGCATATTTGGTTGGGGTACTAACAAGTAAGCGACCACAATACGATGCGTTTATAGGCACAAGTACAGGGGCATTGATAGCCCTATTTTTAGCATTGGGTAGAATTGACCCAAAGTTTTACGATTACTTAATACACGAATACTCAAATACAGACAATCGCGAGATGTATGGTAGATTCTCACCATTCAAACGTAATGGTAAGGTTAATAAGTTATTTATGATTGGTGCGGTGATTCGCATGATAAAAAGAGATACCAACTATATGTATGATATCACACCTGCATTGCGATCAAAGATTAGACGATATTTCAAGGAGAGACATTTTGACGAGTTGCGTAAGCGGAAGATCAACGTAATTGTGACGAGCAAAAATGTTGACTTTAAAAAGAGTGGTACGATGTACACATCTATTCTTAGAGATGACATGACTTACAACCGTTTTGTTGAACACGTTGTGAGCAGCGCAGCTATTCCATTCTTTGCCAAGCCAGTTGTGGTGAATGGTCAGCAGCACGTAGATGGCGGTGTATTAGACCCTGTCCCTAATACTGATTTGGTCGGAAGCTACGAAGAGATAGAAATTTGGTTAGCCCACTCAAAGCAATCAGAACAGCCTGTGAGCAACAAAGCAGATAGTTGGATGAAGTTAGCATTAAACTTATTCAATGACATAAGATACGAAATTAAGATGGATGACGTGAATGCAGTAACAGATGCGACAGTTCATCATGCAAGACACATGGATTGGAATAGCGCACACTTTGACTTCACGCTGATGCGTAAAGCAATTAAGCGAGGACAAGAAGACTTTAAAGATGGAATGATATGATTAATCATCTGAGGAATATTCAACACGATATTACTGTTTTTTTAACAGTAAGCGGTGGCGTCATGTCATGGATGGCCAAACTTAACGAAAGCCTAACGACCTTTCTTTTGCTAACAGGTTTGATTTATGCAATCATTCGGATTGTTGGTAAACTTAAAATAAATAAGGGGATTGATTTGGATAACAAGCGCAAAGAATTAGAATTGAAAGACAAATATGACAATAGGACAACTAACGAATAACTTTCACATCGATGAGTTTAGATGTAATGACAAAAAGAAGACCCCTGTGCCACCCAAATACATTTTGAATGTATTGTTACTAGCGCACAACTTACAAGCCCTTAGAACGTATTTAAATGCGCCTATAAGCATCAATAGTGGGTATCGCACATGGCATTATAACAAGTACATTGTTAAAGGCGCATCAAAGTCTAAGCATTTGACCGCCCAAGCAGCAGATATAGTTGTGAAGGGCTACACCTCAGTTGAGGTTAAGATGGCTATAGAACATCTTATCAGCGTTGGTAAGATGACTGAGGGCGGTTTGAAGTCCTACGATAGCCAAAGTTTCACACATTATGATGTAAGGGGAACGAAAGCAAGATGGTAATAACTATATTTGCATCTATATTTTTATAGTTCATAACATAGCCCCACAAGCCTTGAGCCGTTTGCGGGGCTTTTTTATTTAAACACAATATGAGAAAAGAAAGCAGACCACGACTGAGTGGCAAGAAAAAAGTCAACCACGACTACTTTAATTCCAAGAGCAATAGAGTTTTGTGTATAGGGGACATACATTCACCCTTTGACAGGACTGACTATTTGAATCATTTGATTGAGACGTATCAGCGATTTAACTGTAACAAGGTGGTATTTTTGGGCGATGTGATTGACTCACATTTTAGTAGCTACCATGAGACATCTGCAAATGGTTTAGGTGGTGGTGATGAGTTAGCGTTAGCAATTAAAAGGATAGCACCCTACTATAAGGCATTCCCCAAAGCGGTGGTGCTTTGGGGTAATCACGACAGAATGGTGATGCGTAAGGCACAGACAAGTGGAATACCTGTTGAGTGGATTAGAGACATCTCTGAGGTGTTGCAGACTCCAGGATGGACATTTATGATGGATTACTACTTAGATGGTGTTAGGTATACGCATGGTGATGGAAGTGGTAAAGCTAAGACCGCTTGTGTTAGAGATATGCAATCGACAGTCACTGGACATTTTCATACAGAACTTTATGTATCCTACCACGTTGGAGTAAACACCAGAGTATTTGGTTTAGCCGTTGGCTGTGGTGTAGATGATAGTTCATATGCAATGCATTACGCTAAAGGCGGCAAAAAGTCAGCTATCGGCTGCGGTGTTGTGTTGGATGGAGTGACTGCAATCGCAGTACCAATGCGACTTGAAGAAAAAAAATAAAAATAAATTTTTTTATTCGGATTATTCGTTTTATCTTTGAGGTATCAAACAAAAAGATATAAATAACAGAATTAGGAGCAAGTAGTATATTTTTGTATATTTTCATCCACCCCCTTGCATAGTTAGTTCTATGCGAGGTTGAGGTGGTAAAAGACATTATGAAAACATCACTAATAATCATGACTGCCTTGTTAGGCTTGGCATCATGCACAAAAAACAACTGTAACTGCGAGTACGTTACAGAAACAAACATCAACAATCAAGGATACATTGAAGACTTTAGAGGGTACTACAATAATGACTGCTCCGAAGATGGCGATATCTTATCGCAACAAAGTGCATCAGGTTGGGGTATAAATGCAACTACAAGAGTTAGAATAGAATGCAAGTAACCTACAACGAAAGGCTTTTAAAATGCAAGGCATGGATGAAAGCAGCACGAATGGAAAAGGCAGAGGTATTTGATATGTTTAGCCAATTATACCATAGCAGCAAAAGCGCACAGGAAAGAGTAAGGTTTGAATACTTTTTGAGCGGCAAAATCACAGACGAACCAACTTTAGATAAATTTGAGGCACTAATAGACACGTTATGAAAATCAAAACTGAATTGGAAATCAGACAAGCGATTAATAAGGCAGAATTTAGTTGGATTGAGGTTTATGATAATTGGACGTTGGTAGATGTATCATTCAAAGATGACCCAATCGAATATGAGTTACGAATCTTAACGGAAATGTATCGTGAGTTAATCGAAGAGGAGAACTTAAACGAGTTTACGATGGACAAGTTAGTCACTAATGACGAAGGCGATCCACGAGACGTTATTCAATTTGAATACGAAGTAGATACCGATGAGATAATGATGCAACATTGGGCATTGAAGCGATGCATTGAGGCTGACTTGCCATTTGCGGTGACACATATATATCTACCACAGATGCGTAAAGACTTGATGTCAATCCAAAAGACGATGGATGAAATGGCCCAAACATTAATAGAATTGAATGCCGATGGTGACGTCAACTATGAGGCGATGATTAAATTTGAACAAATATTAGAAAGATTATGAAGAACTTATTAAAAGCCTTACTAAAGGCAAAAAAAGACATTAACCCGATAGTAAAGAAGTCGGAGAACCCATTCTTTAAATCAAAGTATTCGGACATCAATGACCTTTTAGCGGAAGTTGAGCCGATACTTCATAAGCATGGTTTGCTTTTGGTGCAGCCAGTTTTAGAGGGCAAGGTGACCACACAAATACATCATGTTGAGTCTGGTGAGATGATGACAAGTGAAATGGAATTACCAAACATTACCGACCCACAGAAAATGGGATCAGCCGTAACCTACTTTAGACGTTATACGTTAATCACCATTTTGTCCCTTCAGTCCTTAGATGATGATGGTGAGCAAATGCGTGAGGACTTAGAAAGACTTAGACAACGTGCAGCAGACTTGTTAGATACTTCGGTGTGGGCAGATGATACAGGGGCATACAGAGAACTTAGCGCAAGGATTGATAGCTATAGTCACTCCGACTTAAAACGTGCTATTGGCGAGTTGTTAGAGAACCAAAAGGAGACAATGCGACAAGGCGCAAAGGAGATTAATAAGGCGGTAAAAGATAGAATTAAGAGAGACAAATGAGCAACTTTAAACTAATAGACTACTACCTTAAGCTAAAATGGTGGAAATTCAGAAAAATTATTAAAACATCTAAAGAATTAAAAAAACGTTATGGATTATAACAAATACGCAGGGTTTGTTGACTACAGTTGTCAGCAGATTGAGATGAAAATAAAAGAGTTAGAGAAGGAGTTATTCGCAGCTAATGGCTCATTAACCGATGCCGATGGTGAGGCGCATGAGCGTGAAGAGATTAGACGAGTCAATCGTGAGTCAGCGCAGACTGAGTTAAACGCTTTTAGTAAGGAGACTTGCAAGGTGTTCAACACTAAGTACGACTTCATCAACAAAATTATGGACTTAGAGAATTACTTCAAAAACATTGACAATGAGTACTAACTACGGCAGCCCATATTTATATCCAGGATACGATATGGTGAGAGTTAATTTGCAAATTAAAGAAGAACGAAATAAAAAGAGAAAAATGACATTTGAACAAGTCTTAGATGCCACCATGTTGGTGTTAAACGAAAAGAACGCAACCAACTATACGATTGAAGATGTGAAGGGTCGGTCACGAAAGCGTGAATTAGTTGAGATACGCTCATGTGCAGGTTACATATTGTACAGTCGCAACATGGGGACTTTAAAATCCATTGGTCGGTTTTTTGGAGGTCGTGATCACTCGACGGTGATTAACGGCAACTACAACTGGGAGAATCTAACAGAATGCTACCCTGCATATCTCAGAGCAACCAACAAAATACTATCCATGATAGATTAAATGTCCCAATGTCCCATGTCCCACCCTATAAAAATAGAAATACATTTCATATTAAATTATGTTTTTCAAAAGTAGTGGGACATGTGGGACATTTTGCAACAAACCCAATGATAGCAAGGGTTACAAGCCGAAAAAGGGTGGGACATTGGGTGGGACATTGAGTGGGACATGGGACATTTTAACATAAAAAATTAATGAAAAGACTAAAAAAACATAAGGCAACATTTTACAGAAATCTACTAGACCACAACCTAAGTGTATTTCCAATTATCCAAAAGGATGGACAACAAAAACCTAATGGTAGTTGGAAGGCATACCAAAGTAAAATTGCCACTAAAGAACAAGTAGATAAATGGTATGACGATGCAGTATCATTTGCTCTAATAACAGGGTATGGAGATGTCGAAGCAATAGATGTTGACACTAAGGTTTTAAAGACACAAAAGGAGAAAGATATATTTGTTGATGAGTACTTCGGTTTACTTGAGAATCACATCATTGATTTGTGGAGCAAGGTTACTTTAGTTGAAACCCAAAGTGGAGGATATCATTTAATCTACCGATGCGAAGAAATTTGCGGTGCAACCAAGATAGCAAAGCCAAAGGGAGCATCAGAGGCTTTAATTGAGTCAAGAGGTATAGGTGGTTTTGTTTACATCTATGAGGTGGTTAAGGGTTTACCATATCACCAAGTGGATTACATCACAGAAGAAGAACGGAAGTTGATATGGGAGATATCAAAGATGTATCACCACGAGGACGAAGTGGTTAAACCTAAGTTTAACAAAAAGGTTCAACAAAAGACTGATGGATTAAAGTCATGGGAGGACTTCGCTAACAAGAATACTGTTTGGGATATCTGCTCCGATGAGTTTGATATAGTTAGACGTTTGTCAAGATCGGTGATGATTAAAAGAAAAGGTGCAGAGTCATTCTACTCTGGACACATCTACAATGACACCGACAAGATGTTCTTGTTTTCGACAGGCACAATCTATCCTCACGAACAACCACTTAACTCATTCGATATTTACACATACAAATACCATCGTGGTGACTATAGCGCAGCCGCTAAACAAGCATACGCAGATGGCTATGGTGATAGGGTCATAAATGAGGTGGTGGTAGATGAGCCAATAGAGATACCACAGAATCTATCTTTCCCATTGCATATATTTCCATCCGAAATACAGAACTACATCTTAGAATGCAACAGCAAGTTGAACGCATCGATTGATTTTATGAGCGTATCGTTTTTGTGGTTGATATCTGTTATCGTTGGCAACTCTATGAAAGTTAGAGTTAAGAATGGTTGGGTTGATAGCCCTATTTTATGGATAAGCGTCATAGGCGATGCGGGTGTTGGTAAAACACCCGATATTAAGCTAATTTTAAAGCCTCTATTGGACTTAAATAGTCATGAGATAAAAACATACATCAAGAGACAAAAGGAGTTCTCAGAGTACGAACAAATGGACAAGGAAGACAAGAAGCATTCCGAGAAGATTAAGCCACCCAAGAAAAGTCAATTCATAGTCGATGATATTACTATAGAATCGTTAATAGATATCCATGCAAACAACCCTAAGTCTATCGGAGTCTTCAAGGATGAGTTGGCAGGTTGGTTCAAGGACATGAACAAGTATCGTGATGGTTCAGATAAAGAGCGTTATCTATCTGCGTGGAGTGGTGATAGTATTGTGTTAAACAGAAAGACTGCCGATGATGCATTTGTAGAGCATCCATTCATCCCTATTCTGGGAGGTATTCAGCCAAGCATATTTAGGGAATTTCAGACGAGCGAAAATCAATCAAATGGCTTTATGGATAGAATGTTATTTTGCGACCCAAAGAAACAAGCGCAGTATCTATCAGACGATGACTTAGACCAAGAGATGATGGATGCCTACAGAGATAGGATAATCAGCGTAAAGAACTATGTAGATAATTCTGTGATAGATGGCGAACCTAAGATATTGAATTTGACTGATGAGGCAAGGGATGAGTTTAAAAAAATCAACAGAAGATTGGTTGACCTACAGAATAGCGAAGATGAGTTAAGTAGCAACAAGGGTATGTTTGCGAAACAATTAACCTATGTGCCAAGATTTGCTCTATTGCTGCAATTCATTAATGACATCTTGCAAGGTTTTGTGCCTAATGAAATAAGTGAAGACTCAATGGTTCAAGCAGGTGAGTTGAGTAACTACTTCATATCTATGGCTAAAATAAACAAACTTGAGAATATAAACTCAGACAAATTAGCTGAGTTTGCTGCAAAGCATAAAGAGAAACCAAACAAGGACTTAATAGCAATCATCATCAAGAACTTCCCTGATGCAACGAATACCAAAATAGCAGAAGTATTGGGTATATCACGAAAGACAGTTACAAGAAATTTAAAGCAATGAAATTAAGAGAATATCAAGAAGAAATAGTTAATAAAGCATCTGAATTAATAGGTGCATTTAGGTTTGTTTACTTGGCGATGGAGGTTAGAACTGGTAAGACATTAACATCTTTATCAATAGCGCAGCGAGTGGGTGCTAAAAGAGTCCTATTTTTAACCAAGAAAAAAGCAATAAGTAGTATCGAAGATGACTACTTTAACTTTGGTTTTGACTTTGATTTGGTGACTATCAACTACGAGTCAATGCATAAGATTAAAGGGCCATTTGACTTCTTAATCTTAGACGAGGCGCACGGCATGGGTGCATACCCAAAGCCAAGTAAGAGGGCTAAGATGGTGAGGATGTTTATAGAGCAGTACGATCCGTTGGTGGTCCTATTGAGCGGAACACCTACACCTGAGTCATACTCACAGATGTATCACCAAGTGTTTGGAATCCCAAACAATCCATTTAAACGGTACGCTAACTTTTATAAGTTTGCGAAGGATTATGTAGACGTTCAGAAGAGACATTTCAACGGCTTTGTTAGCAACGACTACTCAAAAGGCAAGAAGTCGATTACGGACATGATGAGGAGATACACCTTGTCTTATACCCAAGCAGAGGCAGGGTTCAAAGTCAACACAGTTGAACACGTATTGGAGGTTGAGTTGGACGAAGAGACTTACTTAATAGCGAACGATTTGAGAAGGGACTTGGTAGTAGATGGTATAGATGAAGTAATCTTAGCGGACACACCAGTGAAACTTATGATGAAATTGCATCAATTGTATTCTGGTACTATAAAGTTTGAGTCGGGCAACAGAGCGGTACTTGACTACTCAAAAGCAAAGTACATCAGACACTACTTTAGAGATAAAAAGATAGGTATCTTCTACAAGTTTACTGCTGAATTAGATGCGCTCAAAGAAATATATGGTGATGACTTGTGTACAACGTTAGAGGAGTTTAATGGGTCGAATAAGTCTATAGCTTTGCAGATAGTAAGTGGTCGTGAGGGCATTAGTTTGCGTGAGGCAGATGCGTTGGTGTATTACAACATAGACTTCAGCGCCACATCGTATTGGCAGAGTAGAGATAGGATGACAACAAAAGATAGGGTACATTCGGATGTGTATTGGGTGTTCAGCAAGGATGGTATCGAGTATGATATTTACGAGACTGTGAAGAGCAAGAAAAACTACACCTTGTCACACTTTAGAAATAAATAGTTATATTTGAAGACTTGAGAGAACAAGCGATACAAAATAAGCGGATTAAACAGTTAGAGGCAGAAGGTTATTATGTCCTAAAGTTGGTCATGACCAACAAGAATGGAATACCTGATCTGTTAGCCATCAAAGGAGATGGTAGTATTCTATTCAGCGAGATAAAAACAAAGATAGGTCGATTGTCTCCGCTACAAAAGTATCGGATTAAAGAATTAGAAGAATTAGGTTTTAAAGTAGAAGTCTTTAGAGGATGAAAATAGATGAAATAATAGATCGGTACGAGGATGATGATTTTCTTACCGCAGATGGTTTTGATGATGCAATAATAGGTGTAGAAGAATCTACAATGAGAATAATATATTCAGTATCTAAATGCTTAAAAATACTCGAAGAAGATATGAGTGATATAGATGCGATTGAATTTTTTACTTACAATGTAAGTAGTGCCTATGTTGGAGAAAAGACACCGATTTGGTGTCATGATATATTAGAACTATGAAACATTTAATAATACCAATATTGGCATTAAATACATTTGCTATTTTGTGGCATCCACAGAACGAGAAGATGTGTGATTATATTCAAGTCGTAGATACGCTTTATTTGCCGTTACAAGACACAACACCGTTGACGGAGTGTAATGTGTTGTCTTTTATAAAAGAGTGCGGCATAGAGCATCCTAACGTGGTCTATGCCCAGATGGTGGCAGAGACTAACCATCTGAAAAGTGAGATATGCAAAGAATCCAACAACTTGTTTGGATTCAAGGTCGAACCGAGTAATCGATACGAGAACACATATCATATCAAAGGCATTAAGAACCGATCTCACTTAGTCTTTCCATCCTGGAAGTATAGCGTAATGCATTATAAGGAGTTCCAAGATGTAAACTATAAAGGTGGTAATTACTATGATTTTCTGGAGCGGCAAGGATATGCCGAAGATGGAGGTTACATTAAACTATTAAAGAGTATAAGATGAAAGTAGAAGTAATCCAATACACGATTAAAGCAACTAAAGACTCTTTCTACAAGTTGCGATACACTATCAATGGGTTTGAGCCGTTCATAGGTGATGGACAAATAGATAGCTTAGAAGAGGCATTAGGTTTAGGTAAAAGGATTGCTGAGGGTCATGAGATATCTGAGAAGGTGATTAAGACTTATACACATTCTGAGGAAGAAGAACAATAATTAATATATTTGTAACTATGAATTTAAAAGGAAAATTAACTCACAAATTAGACGTTGTCACAGGTCAAGGTAACAACGGTGAGTGGAAGAAACAAACGATCGTAATCACAACCAACGAGCAGTATCCAAAGGATGTAGCCATTGACTTATGGAAGGACAATGTATCTAAAGCAGAGTCATTTAACATAGGCGATACGTTAGATTGTGAGATAGATGTCAGTAGCAGAGAGTACAATGGTAAGTGGTACACAAACATTAAAGCGTGGAAGGTATCTAAGGTAGAGGTAACTGAAGAGGTGACTGAGGAAGATAAGTCATTGCCGTTCTAATGCCGACATTCGATTTCCAATGTACCAACTGCAACCATGCAGCAGAGCATTGGGTACGCAAACATAATGAGATTATCAAATGCAGCGAGTGCAGCCACGTTATGAAAAAGCAAGTAGGTGGTAGTAACTTGGGTGGTATGGATAGTTTAGGAAGAAGCAAATGATATTTAGAAAGAGTGAGTGGACAAATGAACCTACCGAGTATCGCAAGGTATACAAGCGGAAGTCTAAGTACGGTGCAGTTATATACGAGGCGAGGGTAGGTGTTGAGGAATATAACAACCCTATCAGATTCATTGACCACACCCCAAGAGGTGCAGCCAAGCAGTTGGACTTGTATCTGTTAAGGCAAGGCGAGGAGCAAGTCAACAACACTTGGACATTCTTAGGAAGAAGGAGAGTCGGTATTCCACATAGAGATTGGATAGATATCGAAGATTCGGGAATAGAGGTGAATTAGCAAAAACCTTTTTTTTCAGAAAAATATTTTTTTTTCAAATGGGATTTTCAGAAATGGGTTTTTTGTTTTAAAAATAATTGCAATTATTCAACTAAAAGTAATACAAGTATGTCGATAGAATTAACACAGAGTCAGCAAGTAGCATTTGAGGCAGCTACAGATATAATAGGTAGCGAATTTAAGCACTATGCCATAATAGCAATCAATGACGATTACACCGCTGCTCAATCAGCATCTAAGATATCGTATAAAGGTTTGTGTATCCATCTCACAGACCTAATAAAAGAATTTGCAGAAGTTAATAATACTACTGCTATTAAGTTGCACAGACACCTAACCGAATCAGTAGAAGATCATCTATGTGATATGGGTGAGGATTAGTTATGTGTTTGCAGCCACGGTAGTTGTAAATAATGTTCCATATATATTTTTTTATCCTACGTAGATTCCACACAAGGTTTTTGCGTAGGATTTTTTTTTAGAAAAATATTTTTTTTTGATTTTCTCCACAAGAATTTTTTTTTTGTAAATTATAGCGAAAAATTATACAGATGCCAAAAATTAGAAGGATTTTGACTATAGGGCGGTGTTTATTTTTTTGGGTGTGGGGTGGCTTGGTGTTGTCTACTTTTGGGAAATTGGTTTTAA